ATGAATATTCAAATTAGAGTAAAACAAATTCAGGACGAATTATTAAAGTATAATGATGATTTATTTAAAAATGAAGAAGATCTTAAACAGATATTGACTGATAAAGGTGATATTACCGCAAAATCTAAAACAATAAACGATATTAAGACTGCACAAATGGAAAAAAATCAAGAAATATTAGATCTTAAAAAGGATCTCATAGAAGCCGAAACAAATATTAAAAATAAAATGAGCGAAATAAAAGATGAAATGCAAGATTCATCAAAAAAAATAGCTACTATTTAGTAAAAATAGAAAAATATCGCTTTTTTCATTTTATATATACCTTAACTATAAAAAAAATTAACTAAAAAATATGGCAATTCAAATTGGAAAATACAAAAGACCTGGAATATTCCTAGAGGAATATGATAACTCAGTTATCTCTTCTCCAGTTGTTGAAGGACTTACAAACTTAGTAATTGGTGTCTCCAAAAAAGGACCTGTTAATACACCAATAAGAGTTAGTAACGTAAATGACTTAGAAATAATATTTGGTCAATTGGACCGAAGCTTGGAAAGAAAAGGTTCATTCTTTCACAGAACTATTTCTAAAATGTTGGAAACAGCTCCGGTTTATGCAATAAACCTATTACTTACCAATGACAACTTAGATGTTATTGAATATAAATCTTTATCTACTTCAGCTGACTACTTAAATGATATTGAAAGAGAAGGACCTTATAGAAGATTTTTTGATACTACGGGTTTCTGGAAAAGAGACACTGAGTCTTTTATAAACCTTACTAAAAATAATATTGGATATTCAGAAAGAGCATTTAGTTTAACTAATTTATCTGATAAATACGCAACAGTATTTATTTTTAAATCAGCAGTTTCCGGATTTGACAGAAGTCTTATCGAATGGTATGGTTCCGAAGATAAAATGCCTCCTTATGTTGGTGTTAATGATTACGCATCAGATTATATGATAGATGTTGTAATTGTTAGTGGTGATTGGTCAGACTACAAAACTTTGGCAGTAGACTCTAAATGGAGTACATACTTCAATTCAACAGGACTTAGAAAAGAAAAAGTAAGAGAGTTTGCAAGTGATAGAAATATATCACTTTTATCATACTACGAAGGACTTTCTTTAATTCCATATTTTAGAGATTCAAACGGTAGAAATATTTTTATCGAAACTGTAGTAAACAGAGATACAGATAGAACAGGAATATTTTGTGCATTCAACAACGATTTAGTTGAAACAGACTTTTTTAATGGAAAATTAGATTTAATTGGACATACAATTGCAGGTAAAAACGAAACTAATATTGATTTTCTTTCTTACCAAGATGTAATTTCGGAAGAAATTGAAATTACTGCAAATCCATTAGATTTACCAGGAAACGTAACTGCTTTATTAGGTGGAGATACATCTTGGAGATACGAATCCGAAGGACAAAGACACGCATATGAAACTCCTAAAACAAAAGGATTTGTTAAAAACGGTAATGAAAGAACTGCATATTTTGCTGAAGGATATATCTATAATATTAAATTGAACACTTTAGATGAGGAAACTCCATATTATGGAACAAATACTATTGTTGCAACATATTCATCAAATAGTGATTATGAACCATTTATGGTAGTAGGTGATAAAAAAGTGACTTTAGATTCAAATCCGGTTACTCTTTCTATATCTACAAGTAATTATCCATATAGTACAACTACGGCTACATATTCATCTACATTTGTTGTAGACTCTACAGGTAAATTTAAAGTTGTAAATAGTACAAACTCTAAAAATCCAGCAGTTGCTTCTTCGGATATCGTATTAGCAAATGTCAAATTTGGAGTTAAAGAACAGACATTATTTGGAACTCCAGTTTGGAAAAACATAAACATACAAGAGAATGGATTCAAAAACTTTGTATTCGGAAATACATCAGGTGCTGATTACTATATTGAACCAGTTGTTGGTTCGACAGGATCTATCAAAGTAACATTCACAGATACAGACACATCTTTAAGTGTTAAAGATTATGCACAATATAGAAGATTTAAAATGTTCAACAGACTTGTTGATTTAATTGATAGCCCTAATAAAGAAAAAATGGTTATGTTAAAAAGCTATGATGGAAACAAAGGTGACAAAATAAGTTTGGCAGATGTTTCAATATCTAATATTGTTACTTCATCAACACAAGATAAATCTTTTGAGCTTAAACTTCCATTCGAAATATCAGAATTATCAGATATATTAGCAGGATTCTTAGTATTTTATACAATAGATGATGAGTTTATATTAGGTGCAAAAGGTGTTAAAACTAAAGCAGAAGTTGCAAATGATGATTTTGGTGTTGCTGCTAAATATTCTAAATTATATAAAAGATATAATGACGGTGTTATAAACACAGGGGATTTCTTCAATGCAAACAAAACACCACAATCTATATTAGAAAAAGCGAATGATACTCCTTATGTAGTTGATGCAGAATATATATCAGATGTTTACTTTTTTGACGGAGAATCTACAGTAACTGTATTTGGATTGACCGCAGGAATAAATGTTGGTTTAACTTCTTCAGCTGCCGGATATGACTACATTGGCTTTAGATCATCAGAATCAATAGAATTTTTAACTTATGATGTAATTTCTATAAAAGGAGCTTCTATAAACACAGGAACATTTACTATCGTATCAAGTGATTTAAAATCAAATATAGATCCTTCAGGTCTTTTATTTGACCATGTATTTAGAGTAAATGAAGAAACTTCATACGAGAGAGTTCAAAATGTTTCTATAATAAAAGATTACAATACTAAACATTACCTTAAAATGTATGTTGAAGGAGAAATTTTAAATGTTTCATTTATGGACGAAACTTTTACAGCATACGAAGAAGTTGATATAAATACTTCAGGAACTTTTGAAATAAACTCTGCAATCACAAACTACAAACAATCTTTAGAAATTGAAGTTCCTGTTGGATATGTTCAAGTTCCTAATAAAGTTTTAGTTAATGGTTCAAGATATACAGAAGTTAAAGTAGGTGATTTCTTAGAAGCATTCTATGATGAGACTACATTAAACATCGGTCAATATCCTAGAAAACTCACAAGAATTGTTTCTAAAAGACAATATGCAGGAAATACAGATTTAGTGGAAATTGCTTGTGATTCAAAAATCAAAGTAACTGCATTTGGTTCAGATTTACAAACAATGAGATACAAAACGGTTGACAACTATGCAACAACATATAAAGCAATCTCTTTAAAAGGATTCAGAGTAAGAGAAGCATCTTTACCTGATGGTACCGAAGCTAAACAAAATGCACTATTAAATCTTGTTGGTAAAGGAACACCATTATTTAAGGCAATAACTAATAAAGAAGCAATTGATTTTAGATACTTAATTGATTCATTTGGATTAGGATTAACAGAAAGATCTAAACAACAATTAGTAGATATTTGTGGTGATAGATTAGATGCATTTGGTTTCTTAAACATGCCTTCTATGAAGTCATTTAAAAACTCAAGCTCACCTACTTTCGTAAACAGAGAAGGAGTTCTTCAAACTGAGTTTGTCGCAAAAGGTGGTGATCCTGAAAGTGGACCTGCATTCCTTTACTCATTCGGAGAAGGTGCTGGTACAACATGTGTTGGTTACTTCTTACCTTACTTATCAGTTAATGATAACGGAAGACCATTAGATATGCCACCAGCATCATATGTTGCAACAACATATATGAGAAAACATATATCAAATGTAGCATCTATAACACCATGGACAATTGCGGCGGGTGTTACTAACGGTAGAATTACAAATATCACTGGATTAGAAATGGACTTTACTCCAACTGATATCGAATGGTTAAATGGTGCTCAAATCAATCCAATCGTTTACAAAAGAAATAGAGGAAACGTTATTGAAACTGAAAATACTGCACAGGTTCTTTATAAATCGGCACTTTCTTACATACATGTTAGAGAAGTACTTATTGAACTTGAAAGAGAATTGTCAAGAATGTTGTTAGACTTCCAATGGAGATATAATACACCAGACATTAGATCTGAGATTAAACTTAGAGCAGATGTTATTTGTGAAGCATATGTTAGCAAAAATGGATTATATAACTACTTCAATAAAATGGATGAAGAAAACAATACCAATGAGATTATCGATAACCAAATTGGTGTACTTGATACTTATGTAGAACCTATTAAGGGTATGGGTGTCATTGTTAACAATGTAACTATTCTTAGAACTGGTGCAATCAATGCTGGAGGTTTCCAATAAGAATTATTAATAAATATTTAAAAGTCTCAAAGAAATTTGAGACTTTTTTATTAAACAATAATAGGTGTATTTAATATATATGTTAAATAGTATGTATTATGGATTTAAAAATATTTAATTCTACCGATTCATCTGGACGAATGTCTAAAGAATCTTTTATATCAAAGAATCATAAAGAAGAGTATGATTATATAATTAATTATTGTGATGACTTAAACTTACAAGATATAACATTCAAAGAAAAAGTATATCTATCTATAAATATATTAAACAAAGTGCCAATTTGTAAAAATTTAAATTGTATAAATAGTGTAAAGTTTAAGAATTCGACAATAGGATATTTAGAATATTGTAGTAGAAAGTGTGTATCATCGGATCCAGATATTATTAAATTAAAAGAGATGAAATCTTTGGAAAAATTTGGAACAAAATCACCGTCTCAATCGAAAATAGTTAAAGATAAATCAACTAAAACTAACTTAGAAAGATATGGATACAAATCTGCAATGTGTCTTTTAGAAACTCAAGAAAAATCAAAAGATACACTATTGAGAAACCATGGAGTTAATAACCCAAGTCAATCAACTGATATATTACAAAAAAGAATACAATCATTCAAACAAAGTAATTATAAAGAAACATATAAAAAAACCTCATTAGTAAAATATGGTGTAGAACATCCATGGATGAATAAAGACATACACAAAAAGACAATAGATTTTTTTTACATTTCGTATAGGAATAGGATAGATAATAAAATCAATCAAAATAAATTTAACTTCATAGATTTTCAAAAAGGAATAACAACAAATTTGTTATTCAAATGTAATGATTGTGGTAATAATTTTGATATATTACCATATCAGTTTTATTATAGAACAAATAATGGTGTGAGTATCTGTACAAATTGTTTCCCAATATCAGAAAATGCATCTATATCACAAATAGAACTTTATAATTTTATTATGGAAAACTATAATGGTGAAGTTATATTAGATTGTAAAAGTATAATAGCACCATATGAAGTAGATATCTATCTACCTGATTTAAAACTAGGGTTTGAGTTTAATGGAGTTTGGTGGCATTCTGATAAGTTTAAAGGTGAAAACTACCATTTAAAAAAATATAATCTATCAATCTCAAACGAGTTTAATTTAGTAACAATTTGGGAAGATGATTGGGTGGTAAAAAGAGATATATGTGAATCATTTATTCTAAATAAAATAGAAAAGACAAAAAATAAAATATGGGCTAGAAAATGTATTATTAAAGAAATATCCTATAATGAATCCAAAGATTTCTTAGAAAAAAATCACTTACAAGGTGATTGTAAATCATCAATAAGAATAGGTTTATATTACAATGATGAATTAGTTACACTAATGACATTCTCAAAACTAAGACTACCATTACAGAGAAAAGAAGTTAATAGGAAAAAGGAAAAAAATTATGAGTTGACCAGATTTTGTAATGTAATAAATACAAATGTTGTAGGTGGTGCTTCTAAATTAATAAAATATTTTTTAAATAAATATACACCAATACAAATTGAGACATATTCCGATAATTTAATATCAAATGGTAATCTATATAAAACATTAGGTTTTGAATATTCACACACATCAAAACCCGGATATTGGTATGTAATTGACGGCATTAGAGAACATAGATTCAATTGGAGAAAACAAAGACTGATAAAAATGGGATATGATATCAATAAAACTGAAGAAGAGATAATGAGCGAAATGGGATATTATAGAATATATAATGCAGGTAATAAAAAATGGTTATATAAAACACTAAAAACTTTATAATATTTTTTAATATAAAGGTAGAATAGTATATATAATATATATTCTAAAAAATAACAAATAACATTATGTCTAATAAAGAACAAGAAATGAGTGAAGAAGACTACCTAAAGAGGCATCTAAATGATTTGGAAGTGGGTAAGAATCAGAACAACTTCAATGATAATACTACACAAAAACCAGTTGTAGAAGGAGCAAAAGTAAGTGATTTACAATACTTTAACTTTGATATTAGAGAGTTGCCATGTGGACAATTCTATCCTACAGGAACTCTTTTTATGGTAAGACCCGCACAAGTAAGAGAAATTCAAGCATATTCTATGGTAGATGACAATAACTTCTATGATATAGTGGAAAAAATGAATGATATTCTACAATCATGTGTGAGAGTTAAATACTCCGATGGAAAAATAGGATCATACTTAGATATTAAAGACCAAGATAGATTATTTTTAGTTTTTCTTATTAGAGAACTTACATTCCAAGCAGGAAATTCATTATCAGTAAATACAAAATGTGGATGTGGTGAGGAAGTTGCTATTGAACTTAGTAAAGATAATTTTGTATTTCATGATATAGATGTAAAATTAGAGAAATTCTATAATAGAAATTCCGGATCTTATAACTTTAAAACAGTTAATGGTAAATCTTTTGAGTTAACACCACCTAACATAGGTTTACAAAAAGCATTTACTGAGTATATTATGAAGGAAAACAACGACAAAAGAAATCCTAATTTGGCGTTTTTGAAAATAATTCCATTTATGATGAATGGTAGAACTTCTATAACATACGAAGGAATTAAATCTAAGGTAAAAGAATTCGAAGAAATGGATGATATCTCATTTCAATTCTTGAATGCAGCTGTGGGCAAGATGACATTTGGAATAAAAGAACTAAAAAAAATGTGTCCGTGTGGTGAGGAGGTCCACACAGATATGCAATTTCCCAACGGAGCCTCAGGTATTTTCGTTATTCATGATGCCTTTGAAGCATATATTAAAGAATAAATTAATGCTTCAAAAGCATTTTCATACACAAGAAGCTTCTATGGATGAATGGCCATTTTGGTTGTTTGAAGAGAACATAAAAATTGTAAATGAAATTGCAGAAGATGAAGATAAACAAAGAAAGAAAGACGAAGGTGATCAACAAAAAGGAATGCCTGATACAAATTCAATGATGAGAAATGCATCTAATATGACAAATAATATGAGTATGCCAAAATTCTAATAAAAAAAGCTACATTTCTGTAGCTTTTTTTATTTCAATAATAATTCAAATTTAATTTTACCACAATCATATACTTTAAAAATTTTATTATCAAACATATAATTACTTTCAGTAATATCATTATTTAATTTTAATCTAGATTTTGTATAATTTTGTTTATGTCTTCTTTTACCACCAATAATATATTTATAATCTGGTTTAGTTTCATAAACACATTCGAAATTTAATGTATAGTAAAGTGATCCTATACTCCAATCCTTATCGGCATAACTTATTATTCTATTTGGTGTATATTTATTTATAAAATACTTTAATAATTTTGATGCACCACCAACAATATTAGTATTTAAGATATTACAAAATCTAGATAGATTCCAATCAGAATCAATCATTTTTTTACGACCTTCTGATTTATTAAATGTCATAATTGACACCAAATCACCATTATAATATAATCCTATATTCTTAATACTTCTATCATTACCTTGTATATGGTTATCATTCAAAAAACCAGAAACTAACTTAACATCTAATATTTCCATAACTACACATTTTCGTGCATATATTTTAATATTATTAGAATATATCATATTTCTTATCTGACTTTCTATGATAGATCTATTAAAAATCCAATCATCTTCCCATACATGTATTATACGAATATCTCTTTCTTTAAAGAAATTGGTTTTGTTTATATGATAGTTTTTTTCCTTAAATTTATCAGAGTGATAATACAATCCATTGAATTCAAATCCCAGATTAATATCAGGTAGATAAATATCAATTTCAAAAACATCTCTATATGATTGAATTATCAAACCATTATAGTTTGATTTTATAAAATCAAACAATTCATTCTCTTTAATGGATCTACAATCACCAATTGGATTACATACAGTACACAAATTAATATTATTATTGAGTCTACCATAATAATTATCGGTTGATATCTCAAAGTTATGTCCCTGTATACATTTAAATGTGTTTAACTTATCAAAGTAACTAATATAGTTTATATCATTACATAAATTAAAATGTGCTCTATATAAATTTGATTTGTATATATGATCAGAACCATACTTTTTTAAACAAGTGTTTCTAAATGAATTTTTAAACTCATCTGTTTTAACATAACTATCAACACCATATTTCTCCAAACATGTTTTTTTAGACTTTTCTATATATTCTTTAGTCTTTGTATAACTATCAACTCCATATTTATCCATGTATGTTTTCTTACTCTTTAAAACATAATCATCTGTTTTTGAATAGTTATCAACTCCATATTTACTCATAGAAGTTTCTTTAACCTTTTTAAGGTAATCATTTGTTTTTGAATAATGATCAACACCATATTTTTCAGTAAGTGTTTTTTTTGTATTTTCTCTCAATAACTCATCATTAGATGAACATTTATTGGAACAATATGTTTTATAACCATCTCTCCAATTCATTTTAAATGAAACTCTGTTTTTATTACAAATTTTACAATATATATAGTCATCTTCACCATTTACCCAATGCCAAATCTTCTCCTTAAATAATATATCTAAGTTTTTTGTATAATCAATGATTTCATTATATAACTCTAAATTAGATTTTATAAAATACTTCTCTCTTAGTTTATTAGGAGAACCACCAGTGAAATCATCTATTATTTTTATTCTCTTTAATAACATATAATTCTTTTAATTTTAACTCTAATTGGCGAGCGACCCAGTTATTTAATTTTAAACCATTATCATTACAATATTTTTTAATATCACAATGTAGCTCATCACTTATTTTCAATGTTTTCATATTATTTTTCTACTTTTTTCTACTTTTTTCTACTTTTTATATATAAAAAAACCCCAAATGTTGGGGTTTTTAAAATATTAGTATCCTGACATAAGAGGTGGATTAATAGAGAATCCTGAATCAATATATTCATCAATAAAGTAATCATACAAGAAGTCTGCAGTCACTGCCTGAATAATCTCATTTGATGCCCAATCAAGATCATAACCTTGTAGCTTTGACATTTGACAGTTTTGAAAAGTAACTCTTCTCAATACAACTCCTTTTTTATCATGTTGGTTAACAATAATAGTTCCAATTAAATCACTTTTATAGTGAAGTGAACCATTTTGTGAATTAAAAAGTAAATCATACCAAGCTTTTAATGTATTCCAAACTTCCATAGAACCATTGTTATTCACATTTACCTGAAAAGGTATTTGGAAAGTACCACTAGTCTTAGATGGAGTTGTTTGAAATTGTCTTGTAGAGTATTTGAATCTTTGCTCTTTAGCAGCGATTTCAAACTCTGTTAAGTTGTTTAAACTTATTTTAGTAGCATTCTCTAATAACAAAAGAGGATCTCTTTTTTGTGCCTGTAAAATAACAGGAAGAATAAAAGTAATCTCAAAAAGGTTAGTGTATACTACTTCATCTGGTAGCGTTCCAGGTCCACCTGGTGAGCCAACATTGGAAATCTGCGTATAATGTGGTAACGGCATATTTTTTGTTTATTTTTTATGTAATTGTATAACAATTATAATGTATATATTAATATTTTTTTACCTTCTGTTTTTTAAAAGGTCTTAACTATAATGTATATATTATATTAAAAAAGCAATTTTTTTCCATTTTTGTTTATTTAAACTTAAATACATAAAAACCATATAAATCATACAAAAAATTATCATTTTCAATGAAAGTATATATGATAACAGATACCCATTTTGGTATCTATCTAAACAACCTAGACAAATGGATGAACATGATGGAATCAACATTCTACAACTATGTAATCCCCTATCTAAAAGAAAACACAAAGCCTGGTGACATACTGATTCACTTAGGTGATTTATTCGATAATAGAACATCAATTCCTATAAACATATCAAATAAAGTAGAAAAAATACTTAAAGATATCTCTGATATTATACCAATTCATATAATGGTTGGAAACCACGATTTATTTAACAAAGGATCAAACGAAGTCAACTCTGTTAGATTGTTCAGTTATATGAACAAAAACATAACCGTATATGAAAAAACCACTACTATCGATATAGAAGGACAGAAGCTGGTTCTGATGCCATGGGTAGAGAAAAGACTTGATATGATTAAAGAACTTGGTAGTAATCCAGGAGACTATCTATTTTGCCACTCAGACTTAAATGGTTGTAAAATGCACCTAAACTCTGTTGCACATAGAAACGCAGATAAGATTGATGTAGAGAACTTTAGTGGATACAAAGATGTGTTCAGTGGGCACATACATCTTGTCCAACAGAACAAGAATTTTAGATTCATAGGGTCTTTGTACCAAATGGATAGAAATGATACAGGGGACCAAAAAGGAATCACTATATTAGATTTAGATACAAATGAAGTATCTTTTCATGCAAATAACTATTCACCAGTATTCAGAAAGTTCAGAGTTATAACAGAAGAGGATATTGATAAGTTAGACGAGATTAAAGATACTAAGGACTACATAGATTTGGCCATATCAAACAATCTACTTATCAACAATAGAAAGCTTCGTAGAAAGCTCGAAATGATGCTGGAGAAAGGAAACTTCGCCTCTGTTGAGTACATTGATGATATAGTACAAAAGAACGAGGCTGGAGAAGATATTATTTCAGAAGCCGTAGAAATAGACGAGGAATCTATGGACATTTCTATAAAGCTTGAATATGAAACATACATCAGAGAGTATATCGATAGACAGAAATACAAAAACTCGGATTTCAAAGACGGAATACTAAGTGAGTATGATGAAGTAATAAGACTTTACAACGAAAACTATAAGTCAAAGATTGACTAAAAAAGAAAACCACTCATTAGAGTGGTTTTTTATTACTTTATTTTTGTTTAGTCTGCAATTATTTTAAAGATTTCATAACCTCACTATTGGATTTAGAAATTAAACTTTGAATTTCTTTAAATTCATCACCATCTAAAATATCTTTCATATTATCAAATATTTTATTTTTTTTAGCATCAGTTGGATTCTCATTAAAATCTTTAACTAAATCTTTTAATTCTTTAAATTTTTCAGATTTTTTTATTTTACTTCTAATCCTAATCATTTTAGGTATATTTGAGAATAATTCTTTAAGCATTGTTCTCATACGTTTTGACTTAATCAAAACGATAGCAGTTGCTGTAAGTGATAAGCCAAAAAGAGATCCGAATATTATAGCAGCGACGTATAATATATCCGAAATAGATTCATTTACCGGTTCGAAGTTTTCGAATTTTTTTAAGTGTTTCATATTTAGTATTTTTTTATAGAGTATATATTAAAAAAAATCATTTTTTTAACTTTATTACCTTTACTTTAAGATTATTTGTACCTTTTATTAGTCTGTGATAAATACCCATTGGTATAAAAACTTCACCTTCAATTTTCTTAGGAAGTTCATCATCTAATTGTATCATCCAATCAGTATCACCAATAGATTCAATTATACGTGGTTCTCTATCTCTATGCCAAGTCATTTCTCCAGAATCAGTATCTTGAGCGAACTCTCTGATAAACGTATTATCACCTATTTTAGTTTCTTTATATGGAAGTATCATATACTATATATAAAAATAATCAGGTTAGATTACCAGAAGCCGGGATAGGTTTTATTATTCCAAAGGTGACCATACCGATTTATTCGACACGCCCAATATCCAGCTTTAGTCTTATCTTTCTTAGTATCACATTTATGCCTAGCAGCGAAGTTCTTTCTTGCTTTAGGATCACTTACTTTAGCAGTCAATCCACCGTGAACATCACCAAACGCAATCTTTTTAACATTACCTGTTTTAGGATTCTTAACATAAACGTGATACTTCTTAGTACCACCTCTCATTGGATGATTCAACTCAACTTCTCTACCTTTGTATTCGGCCTCATTCATTTCTTCAATCGTTTCCATTGGAAGATCCAAAGGAACTATCTCACCATTGAACTTAGCAAACTTTCCTATTTCAGTAGACTCAAACAAATCTTTATCCAATCCCGTTAGATTTACTCTATTAGAATCAAAATGTGTTCTAGCTTCTTTAAGAACATCATAGAAAGCCTCAGAACCCGGTCTGAATATGTTTTCAGTGATTGGTTTGTTGTTTTGTAAATGATACTTTAAACTCTCTGAGAATAAACTTCCGATGATATCGTTAAAGTTAGAGAACTTAGTAACATCTTCTTCACCTGAACCACATTCACAAGGATTACATTCACATCCAGAACAACAATCTTCTACTTCACATCCACAAGGACTACACTCACAATCCGAACAAGTTTCATCATCATTAGGTGTTAAACCACCCATAAGAACACCTTCTTCTGGTTCTACTTCATCAATAGAAATAGAAATCT